CCCGCTCGCGCGGGTCCACGGCTGATACTATGTATCAGACTTGCTTTAAGCAAGATTTAGGTTCACGCCTAGATCCGTGTTACGAATCCAGGAGGTGCCAGTGCAGAAATGCCAGTAGCATCTCGGGTCGTAGCGCCTTATTGCAGCGGCCGGCTCATGCAGGGAGGAATCTCTGCAGCCAGAAATGGTAGCCACAGGTCCATCATGCGATGGGGCCGCTGTAGTTCTTTGAAGCCCTATGTTGGGCTCAGCCCTCATAGGAGTTAGCTTATGGTCGTTAGAAACACGACTGTCGGTTCACCTGATGGTCCCTATTGGGAAAGCAAGAAACAGAATGGACAGGACACTCCGTTCCATCAAAGGCGACGAGGCCAATGGCCCGTTAACCCTTATTCGATGGAGGCGGTGGCCCAGATCCAGAATGATTCCTTGCTGGTTGACAAGTTTGGCAACCCCCTCAGTTCCAACCGATACAGGATTTCCTCGTTTATGGCCCTCAACATCGGGCCTCCGAGGTACCCCGCATATGCGGACGTCCTGATTAAGCTAAGGGAGAAATGGAGTGATACAGACCTTAATCTAGGTATGTATGCTTCTCCTGAGGGACGTGAATCGGTACAGATGATGTACACCCTTATGTTGAAACTCGCCAACGGGGCTCACTCGCTTAAACGCGGTGACTTCGGTGGCTTTGTTCGCAACTTGAATGAGCTGCCTCGATCCGCACGTAAAGTGTCGGCTCGGAAGTTCAATCAGGGTGATCTGTCCGGGTCATTTCTGGCAGCGCATCTCGGATGGGAACCTCTAATTAAGGATGTCTATGAGGCCTCTGGCCTTGTCGACATCCAAGAGGAATCCTATCGGATCTCAGCTCGCAAGCTGGGATCTCAGGATGCGTCTGTTAGCAACATTGCTAACTTTCCAGGAACGACTTCCACGTTCGACAAAAAGGTTCAGCTCCAGTTAACGCTCGACATGAAGCGGAAACCAACATTTGCCCAGCGATTCGGTTTGGATAATCCATTCCATATCGCCTGGGAGTTGGTCCCTCTTTCATTCGTGGCGGATTACTTCCTTCCCATCGGCCGCGTTATCGCGGGGATGGGAGCTGTTTCGGCCCTTTACGGGTCCAAGGGGTGGTCTAAAGAATACAACCATCTCTTCGCCAAGGTTAACATGCCGAAAGGCACCAAGGCGGTAAACAGCTGGGGTACTCAATACTACACCAAGTCCGATATGGAATTGGTCAGTAGAGAGAGGAAGTTCACTAGAGCTAAATACACTCCATCATTCAGCGACCCGCTTAGGAATCTACGCGTCACCCTACCGGATGGCGTTTGGAAACTTAGCACTATGGGTGCGCTGTTACATCAACGTCTGCTTTCCCTCGGAAAGTAGCTAAAACGGAAGTTCCAACAATGGCTCAAATATCAACCATTACCATCAACGATGGTCAGGACCCTGCAAAACCGCATGCTTTTAACCCCGTCATGTCCGTACCTCCGACTTATCGTCGGAACGGCGTAGCCGGGCAGGCCGTCATTGCAAATGAACGGCTGCTACTGCAAGCGATTCTCTCCAAGACTGTGAACGGTGTCAACCGTATCCAGATGGAGTTAGTGGTTCCTGTTGTTGAAACCCCGGCCGGTGGCTCTGCCACAGGTTACGTTGCCCCTCCGGCTATTGCCCACGAGATGCGTGTTAAAGTGGAGTTCTTCTTCCACCAACGCAGTGAGAAAGCTGGTCGTAAAGACCTTCGCGTCCTTCTCAGCAACTTACTTGCGAATTCGCAAGTTGTGTCACTGATCGAGGACTTGGAACAGCCTTACTAAGGCCGTTCTTTCTCATGATCGCCTTTATAGCGATCCTCACCATATATGCGCTCTGCGCTATAGGGGGCTTTATGCCAAAACCTAGCCGTAAGGCTGGTTTTCCTACTTTCTTCGATAAGGAGAAGCAGGACCGTGTGATTCTTTGCATCATTGATGCGATCGCACGGGAGGGGGTGATGTTACCTTTGGTATTAACTACGTGCAGCCTTGCACGCAAGTTTATCCACCGCCCTGACATCGACTCGTTCAAATCGCTCATGTCTATCGATGCCCATAAGGCGTCGACCGAGCATGAGTATTACCTTGTCGCTCAGGTGCAGGCGCTCTTCAAGAAGCGCGCCGACCTCGAGCTAGGTATCGACAAGTCCGATGTAGCGTTACGTACTTTCCTGGAATCCGAGGCGATTTGCCGAGAAACTAACAGGCTACTTTGCACAAATGACGATCCCCGAGCTGGGGACCGCGCCGCTTTGATTCTTCAAATGCGGCGGAAAATTTCATCTGTGTTAGGTGACCTGCCAAGCCTCGACGAACTACCTTGCGGTTTCGGCCCTGGTACTAACGTTGGTTGTTCTAAGAACACCAGTGTCAGACATAAATTGAATTCTGACATCACCACTACAGAGGGGGCGGGTCGTTATATTTTAACGTCGTCCTCCAGCTTCCATGCGTGGGTTGGGTTTAGTAAACCCAAACTCGTCTGCGGAAGTCGCTGGACCTCTGTTCCCAAGACAAGTCTGACCGACCGAGGCATTAACGTAGAGCCAATACTGAACTCATACCTCCAAAAGGGGTTGGGTTCGGCTATACGTGTTCGCCTCAAGCGTGTCGGTATTGACCTGAATGACCAGTCCGCTAACCAGCGGCTGGCTCGGAAGGGTTCTCTTCGGGGGCTGCTCGCAACCATTGATTTGTCAATGGCTAGCGACACTGTCTCTTACCTCACGGTAATGGAACTTCTCCCGTCGGACTGGTTCGAAGCACTCGATGCCGTCAGATCCCCTGTCTGCGAGCTACCGGATGGTAGCTTTAAGATACTCGAGAAATTCTCGAGCATGGGGAACGGCGCGACGTTTGAGCTAGAAAGTTTGATCTTCTATGCTCTGTTACACGTCGTTTGTTGCGTGGATGAAGAAAGGACCATCTCCGTTTACGGTGATGACCTTATCTGCCCAACAGATTGCTACGACCGCGTCCTTGACGCCCTCTCGCTTTTGGGTTTTATTCCGAACAAGTCAAAATCGTTCGGGTCAGGCCCTTTCCGCGAGAGTTGCGGCAAAGACTATTGGGACGGTACTGATGTTCGGCCCGTGTTCGTAAAGGACGAGTTGTCTATGAAGGAAGTTTACCGCCTTCATAACTACTTTGTCCGAACCGGGCGGCTTAGTTCCCTTCCGGATCTGCTTCTGGGTTTCATCCCAAAGCGCGACCGCCTTTTCGGACCCGATGGGTACGGAGACGGTCACTTGATCTGGAAAACGCCGCCTCGTCCTCACAAGGACAAGCGCGGATGGGAGCCCTTCCACGTTATTACAACGTGGCAGGCTAAGCCTCGAGTGGTTAACGCTCCGCTGTCGTCAGACTACGGTGCGTTTCTCTATCTTAGGACAGAGTCCGCTGACGTCCCTTCTTTGAGTACCGTTGGGTACTTTATTGAAGACGGCGCCATTCTAGCTGTACTCAGGTCTCCAGCCGACGGCAAACCGTTGTTAGCTGAAGATATGATGTACAACGAGAGGTCAGATCGACCGCGGTACCACAAGAAAAACATCAGGGTGCCCGTGGCACTATAGCCTTTTAGGCAAACCTTTTTCCCGCTAATGCGGGTGGGCGGGCCATATGGCC